TCGTCGTCTTCGTCGTCGTCCTCCTCGTCGCCCTTGTCGGCGTCCTCCTCGTCCTCGTCACCCTCGTCGTCGTCCTCGTCCCCGCCGTCGGCGTAGAACACGGGCGAGAAGGGATCCGTGGCGTAGGGGTGAGCCCACCCAGGCTCGTATCCGTCCACACCGGCCGCAGTCAGCAGGTCGAGGCCCGCACCGGCGGACTTCGCGGCCGACAGGCCAGGACGGAGAAGGTTGGTCATCATGCGTGCATACCTCACGGGTTCGATGTAGGAACACTCCTGCCCCGAGCGAACTCGCCTTTCTTCAAATCCTTGCGAGCCCTCTCGAGCACGGTCTTGGGGAGCTGCGGATTGCCCGAGAGCAATTCCTTGAGCGCGCGGATCCTGCTGGCGTTGGATTCGGATGGTAGTGAGAATCCACGAGCAATGGACCTTTGCGCTTCCCGGCTGACCGCCTCTGGCAAGCTTACCTCGCCTTCCTTTGCCCACGCTGGATTCCACGGAACAGCCCTGCATCGGCAATGTGGATGCAGCGGAGGAGCGACGTCAGCAGCCTTCTTGTCCACCTGCTTGGGATCCCATGACTGCCCGCCCTTCCACTCCTCGCCGGTCTTCACGATCTGGCCCGCGTACTTGAGGCAGTTGACGCAGGCATCTCGCTCTGCAACCCACAGCTGATATGGAGCCTTGTTGGCTGTGGCAGTCGCCTGCATCGTCTTCTGCACATTGGCGTTCACAGATGTTGTGATCGTGGACTTGGCGCGCCCCAGGACATTGCGAGCCTGGCGAATGCCGGCAAGGATTCCCCGCAGCCCGAGCCTCTCAACCACATTGCGCTTGAGCAGCCTCTTGAAGGCCGACTCACCCTCTGCGACCGCCGCCTTCACGGCCGCGCGTTCGGCCTTCAGGTCGACCGCAGGAGCCGCTACCTTGGCCGCTGCCGACTTGCCGGTGGCTCCCTCAACGAAAGCCTTGCCCTGCTCGGTTGCGGCCGTTACAGCGCTGCCTACGGCTTCCGTGAGGGCGGAGACGACTGAGCCCTCCAGCCCCTTGAGCGCGCTGTTGCTCGCTCCCAGTGCATCACTGATCATCTTGTTGAGTGCCGGACCCGAGCCCTCTGCGGACATGGATCCGAACGCCTCGATCCAGCTGAGCGTGGCCGAGCGCAGCGCCTTGTCGATGGCAGCATATCGCTTCTCGGTCGCAGCCTTGATGGCCTTGTCCTCGATGCTCGCGATGGCGTCGATCTGCCTCTGCTGCACGAGCTCAAGCAGCTTCTCGGGGTCGATGCGCTCGGCCATTTCTCAGCCCTCCTCAGACGGTCTGGTTGACCAGAAGAAGCAGGAGTGGCGAGTTGATCGCGATCCTGTTCGCGTCGATCTGGTCGACGTACATGTTCAGCTTGCTCAGCGCGCTGGTGAGCGCGTTCCTTGAGTCAGTGGACCACCCGCTCAGATTCACGACCGTCGAAGGAGTCCCGTTGGTTGCGGCATTCTGCAGAGCCGCGATCTCGGTTGATGTCAACGTTGCTGCCACTTACTAACTCTCCTCTGGAGCCGGATCGGTTGCCGGCAAGGCACCGATGACCGGGTTGCGGTTGAACACGAACTCGTCGGTCTCGATCAGGAACGACTGGAGGCCCTTGAGGTACTCGACCTCCTCGGCCTCCAGCGCGTCCTTCCTGAAGCCGACCGCGCCGCTTGATGCACGCATCAGGAGTTCGCTGACGGGTCGGCGCACCATCAGAGCTGCTCGCCCTCGATACGGGCGCGCTCGTCGGCGTCCTGCTGCTTGGCGTCCTCGTCGTGGACGTCCGCCTCCGCCTCGCGGATCCGAGCGATCATGTCGGCCTTGGTCTTGCAGCCGGACAGGTCGACCTCGTGCTCGCCCGCGTACTCCTTGAGCTGCGCCACGGTCATGGCCTCCAGCTCGGGGCCGGACACCGGCTCCTCGGGGTCGCGGTACTGGCCCTCGGGGTTGCTCGGGTTGAGCAGCGCCTCCGGGCTGTTGGGGTCGGTGGGCTTGGTCGGCGGGAGCGGAGCGGGCTCCGACTCGGTCGCCTCCTCCTCGGTGCTGATGAGGAAGTGGTCGTGCGTCTGGCCGACCAGCAGCTTGGGCTGGTTGCGCAGGCTGGTCTTCTCTTCGTTGGTGAGCACGGTCTTGGGGACCATGAGCACGATCTGCCCCTGGTCTTCCAGCCGCTTGTAGAGCTCAGTCACTGCTATTCCTCCATCGATGTTTCCCGAAGTCCGGCGATGTCGCCGAACAGATCCTGGATCAGTTCGTTGGCCTGGGTCATGTCGATTCCCAGAGCCGATGCGGTTGCCAGCTTCTGAACCGCGTCACCCATGGAGTTGAGCAGGGTCACCCGGCGCAGAAGCTCCGCGTCATTCGGTTGCCCCGAAAGCCACGCTTCAACCGTCGACTCGTCGTAGCCCGCTTCCGCGAACGCCACAGCAGCCGGAATGCCGAGCTCGATCTTCTTGGCTACGAGCTCCAGCTTCTCGGTCTCGGAGACGTACTCGATCGGCTTCCATTTAATGTTGATGGACAGGTCGTCGGGCACCTCCTCGAACGCGAGCTCGATCGCCATGTACAGCATCTCGTCGAACTGGGAGTCCAGGAGCTTCTGCTGCCACTCGGTCTTGGTGTTGAGCCGGGCGTCGCGCTGGCGGACCGACTCGCCCGATGGCGTGCCTCCTCCAGTGCTGTCAGCGGTGAAGTAGTACACAGGCGTGTTCGTGGCGGCAGCCATGAGCTGCACAGCCTTCTCCAACGGCTTGAGGTACTGCTCCACGTCAGCGCTGGAGAACTGGCCCACCGAGTCGAAGCCCGACAGATCCCAGATGCGCCCCGGTCCCGAGACCAGCTTGCTGATGACGTTCTCGTCCTGGTCGGGGATCGTGTCGTCCTGGCCGGACCAGTCGATGTCGTCCCCGCCCTGAGAGGCGCTGCGCGTCTTGGCCAGAGCGTACCGCTGGGGGAAGGCGTTGAAGTCAGAGCCCGACACCTCGTTCACGAGGAACTTGGTGATCTGGTTCTGCGGACCGTAGGCGTTCTTGTGCAGCGGGCATCCGTACGGCAGATCGTTGCGGAGGTGGATGAACGGGATCTGCCCGGTCGGGTTGTCCACGTCCTCCACATACTCGAAGTCGTCGATGCCACACTTGTTGAGCGGGGTCTCGTAGAGCTCGATCGTGCCGTCGTCGAGGTACAGCCACGCCCGCTCCTGCTTGCCCTTGCCGGTCTTGAGCCGCTTGACGGCGTGGGTCTTGCGGGACGGGTTCATGTCGTCGTAGAAGACTCGCACCTTCATGGGCGACTGATAGCACGCCACGATGCCGGTCATCACGAGCTGCGCCTCGTCCTCGGGCGGTGCGCCCTCCTCCGTGACGACCTGCTCCTCGTAGTCGTACTCCGGCCACATGAAGATGTAGGCGTCGCCGAACTTCTCGGCAGCGAGGATCGCGGTCTTGTGGACGAACTGGAGCTGGTTGGCCTTCCAGACCTCGTCCTGAACGAAGCTGGTCATCTCCTCGTCGCTGGTCTGGATGTCGATGATCTCCAGCTTCTCCACAACGGCGTCAACCGGGACCGCGCTCAGCACAGCCTTGTAGTTGACCTCCTTGCGGACCAGCAGACGCTGCATCACCAGCGACTGAAAGGGCTCCACGAATGTGCCCTTGTAGAACTTGTCAGCCTCGACGTAGCCGGGCATAGCGCGTTCCAGCTCACGCAGGGAATCCCGGAGCTTCTGCTTGTTGGCCATATGGATAACACCTCCTCAACAAATGTGCACAAGGCATCCCATAAGGAGGAGATGCCCCAGGCCAGGGCTGCTTGCCCCACTCAGGGCCGTGCTGCTAGCAGCGAATGATACCGCTCAGGCATAGCTCCCGCTGGATACGCTGCGCCTCTGAACCTTGGGAGCGCCGAGCAGCTTGAGGACGGCATTACCAACGGCGTCCACAATGTCGTCATGCTTGAGCTTGGGGAATCCGACCATGTTCTCCTCGGCCTGCTGAAGGCGCTGCGTGTGCAGGACACGCGTCGGAATCCTCTGGTACATCGCGTGCACCTTGCCGGCACGAACCTCCTTGGGTTCGCTATTGTGGATGAGCACCACCTTAACCGGCATATCGTGCATGACCTCGCGCCACAGCTCGCCGCCCTGGTTGGACTCGACCAGGATCACCTTGATCTCGGGGTACATCTCGAGGATCTGCAGGATCTTGGCTCGCAGCGCCTTGCCCAGGAGCTTGACTCCAACGGCGTACTTGACCTCGCAGCGCCGACGCGGATCACCAGGCTTGTGAGCCGTGGCTCCAACAACGGCCAGCCCCGTGAAGTCCGACTTCTTGTTGTCGGTCACTGCACCGTCCACAGAAAGGATCGTGATGGCGCACGGCAGCGAGCCATATGTGAAGTCGTCACGAGTCCAGTACTGGCCGTCGATCGCGAGCGGGTTGTTCTCGTAGTTCTTGGCGAACGACCGGGTGTGGCGCACCGTGTTGAGCCAGTCCATCGGCCACTTCTCCGGCCACAGGCTGCGCTCCTCGCCGTCCTCGTCGATGACGATCGGCTTGTAGTGGTGGACCTTGAACTTCTCAGTCTTGATCCATTCTTCGATCTCGTCCTCGGGCAGCTCACCCGCTTGCGCCGCAGCGGCCTTGACCAACTGGTGCGTGATCGAGCCGGGCATGGTGAC